ACGTAATTTTCTTGAACAAGGTAAATAGTCTCCAAATTCGCTTTTATTTCTTGAAGTGTGGTTCTATCTACAACAATTACATCACCCGGATTAAGATTTATTGAACAATCCTCCGCTAGCGAAACAATCTCACAAACAGCATAAGGTTGTTTGGGTGGTTTATAGTCATCAGGCATGACAAACAAAGGATCCTCCTTACTTATCTCTTCTTCTTGGAGCTCTACCAAGATGTGCCTATTGTATGGTTTAAAATTCATATTACCTCCATAATAAAAAAACGTGTTACACAAATAGTATAACACGTTTGATAGGGTTTGTCAAGTAGAAAACTTACTTTTCTTCGTGTGCTTTCTTTTTATCTTGAACAGTAGCTCGAATTTCTCGAAGATCCTTTGATGCTTCCATCAAAGCTTTTCTCGCTCTTGGTGCGGCGGATTTAAATCCATACGCACCTGCTTCCACTTTGTCAAGATCCATTAAGACTTCTTGTAATTCTGCTATAATATTTTCTAATTGTTCGCGCATATTCTCTCCTTATCTCTTAAAATATTTCACAGGATCCACCGCCACATGCGATTTCTCCACTTAAATCGGTTTCATCTGTTGTCTCTGTAATTAGGTCTAAATCAATGTTTTTTACCAATTCAAGCATTGTTTCGTAAGTTTCCTTGGTGCAATCTTCAAAAGGAGCCTGAACATAAGTCCCACCATCATGAGGTAAAACAGACAATCCATTATAAACTTTTCGGTTCTCCCACATCCAGTTTCCAACACTTTCCCACTCGTCGTCTTTGACTGTGATGGTGGCAGAAACGTTGTGGGTGTTGTTTCCATTTTTGTGACCGGACTTGATCCATTCGTTTGAAACTTTCTTCACTCTCTCGAGCAAATCAATAGCGCTTTCGTGGCGTGTTATTGCCCCTTCAGGAGCTTTTTGAGGCACGGATAGGATAGCAGTGTCATGCGGTCGGAAACGGCAGTCCTCGATCAACTCAGGCAGGTTCTGAACAAGATAATGGTAGATTGCCTCATTCTTTCCAACACGAAGACGACGAATGTAGTAATCATTGTGCCATGCGTGGATACCACTTGATGTACCAAGCGTTAGAGAGGTTGTCCCTGCTGGCTTTACGCATGTTTGGCGGGCCGCTGGTTTAATTCCGATTTGCATTGCAACTCTTCGATTCTCTTTGGAGACCTCAAGAGATGCTTTGGTCATGTCTAAATTAAGAACGCCGCCAGAAGCGATACCAGTCATGGAGACTCCGATAAGTGCGTCTCTCTCTGTGTTTCTCTGCCATATTGGTCTAAGATAATGAAAGTCTGTATAAGAAGCCTGCAAGGTTCCTATGAAGGATGCTGCTTTTGCTCGAGCATTGAGGTCCTCTTGTGATCCCACATCAGATACATTTATTTCAACCAAGTTACAGAATTGAAAAGGGCGGAGCCCAATCTCGCAACAAGGGTTGCAGCCCCACTCTTTATCGTTAGAGAAATAAAATCCTGGTTCTCCGGAACGAGACTCCTCGACTCGCTTCCAAAGGCGTCCAAAAGTTGGTTCATCAATTTTATGTCTCATAACAACTACCGAGTTGTTTGCTCTTCCTCGTTGTGGATTAAGCTCCCACCAAGCTCCGGCTTTCGCACTAAGCATATTTTCATCGTCAGCACTGAATAGAGAAATGAGAGCAGCGCGACGGATACCTCCAGCGAGAACCGCATCCGCAATGTGGCAGATGATGTCATGCACCTCAATAGGAGTGAGTTTGTCACCATTTTCTTTAGCATCTAAAATTCCTTCTACTTTTACCAAACACTCTCGGAGTGGTTGTGGTCCCGGCGCCTTACCGCCGGATGTAACTAGTCTTGCACCTTTCGGACGGATATCTGAAAAATCAAAGCGTAGTTTGGAAGTGCCTTTAAAGTAAGATTGGATCAGCGCTTTCACGGCATCTGACCATCCTTCGATTGAGTCTCCAATAAGAAAGCGGCGAGTTCTCTTTGTAGAGGGCCTGTGAATTTCTGGAAGTTTCTCAACGTGATGATGTTGGACAGAGTATCCAACACCGGTTCCACCTAAAAGCAAAAACATGATCTCACCAAAAATACGTGGATCATCAGCAGGAGCATAAGCACAATTAAAGATACGATTAGGAGAGACATCAATAGGTTTTCCACCAAACTGCATTGATCGCATCGATGGCAAAACCTTTTTATCGTGGACATATTCGTATGCTTCTAATATCTCCTTTTCCAAACTAGGAAATTTTTTGATATGCATTTGTTTGTTTCTTGTTACTAACTCATCCCAATTTTCTCTACGATTTTTATCCTCAAGAAATCTGGCATATTTCATGTGTACGGTTATGTCTGATAATATTTTTTTCTCTAAATCCATTTGTGTCTCCTATTTTGCTTTTAATTGTGAGTATTTATCTTTTAATATTTGCAGAGCATCTCCAGTTGTTTGCATTCTCTCTGCATTTTCATCACGATCTAAAATATTTATCGTGACATCAGACCAATCGACAAAAGCGTCGAAGACTAGTCCATCGGGCCCATTACGATTTTTAGCAACAAACAATCTACCTTTGTTTTCTTGTTTGTCTTGAATCGTTCGAGATAAAGAGAAGATAAAATCAGCTACGAAACACTTATTAAACGCTTCTGAGATCGCCTCCATTGTAATAACTTCAGCATTAAGACCGCCGCGATTTGTTTGGGAGGCTGTCCATATGGGGATCTCATAGGTTTGAGCAAGACCACGAAGGCCTTCATAAGTCTCCTCTAATTCATGTCTTTTCTCACCCGAACTCCTGACTGGTCTTAAAAGGTCTGCGTAATCTACCAATACCATATCGGGTTCAATTCCTCTTTTGCGAAGTTTCTCAATGTGATTCTTCAAGGTCTGAGTCGATGCTGACTTGGTGGGATATTCTTTAATTATGAGCGTCCCCTCGATATCTTTAATTTTGTTAACAATTTCTTTTTGTCTCATCCGATGTTCTTGTAATGGAACATTTGTTATACAACAATCAAACCTCTGTCCGACGACTGTGTCTTTAAGTTCGAGGGTGTAATATACGACAGTTTTACCGGCCAATAATGCTTGAGATGCCAAGTGAACCAAAACCATTGACTTCCCAGCACCCGTTGGTGCGACCACGACGCCTAATTCAGACTTACCAAGGCCACCTTTGACAATTTCGTCCATCCGTGACCAACCAGTAGAGGTTGGATCTCGTGAGACAAGTTCAAATCGCTTTAATAGGTCTTTTCGGAAATCATGACCAAAGTTGTTATCCGTCCCAAGGACCAATGCCTCTTTGATAACTTTTTCAATTTCTTCAAACGATGATGTTTTTAGCAATGATGCGGATTTTATCATCGCTCCTTTTAAAACTTGTTTACGACAAAAGTCAAGGGCTTTATCCTTAATGTATTCTGCTTCTTCTACACCCTCTGAGTTGTGGATGCCGGCATAAAACTTTCTAACAGCTGTTGCTGTTGCTTTATCATGATGGTTGAGTTCTGTTCGCAACAAAGACATCATCACTTCTGAATTTGGGTGAGTATTGTATTTGTTCCTGTAGTTGATCAAAGTTTGAGCAAATATCTGTAGATACTTTAACTCAAAAAAGTTGATATCTAGAACCTCCATAATTTGATCAAAAAATGGCCGATCCTCCAACATTAGTTGGCATAGTTTTTCTTGAAAGTTCTTTCCGAACCTAAGAAAGGTTTCATTATCCATTGTATTCATATTGTCCTCCGTATATGATCTAATATAACACGATTACTAGATCATGTCAAGTGTTTTTTTTATCTTTTTATATTTCTTAAGATGTATTGTAGCGCATCAAAGTTGAGATGACCGGCATCATCGTCGAATAGCATTTGTGTAAATTTTATTTTGTCAAAGAATGGTTCAAAGTCATTTACGGCTTTTGTTATAAGTTGTCTGTTTAGTGGTCTTATGTTGGGAAAATATAGTTGCATAATCTTGTAGTTTTCTTTTATAAGAGTCTCGCCTGTTTGAATGTTTTCGTGAATCTTGAGTTTCTTGGCTTGCATTGCACAATCTCTGATGATGTCAGATACTTCATATTCATCTTCTCGGACAAGGTAAGGGAACCTTTTTGCTATTGTCTTAAGACCAGCTCCTCTAATACCCGGCAAGTTATCAGAAGCGTCTCCTGCCATTGCACGAGCCAAGGCAAAATTCTTTGGATGAATCTTGAATTCATTGATTATCGAATCCTTGGTCATGACCTTTTTCTGTATCGGTCTGTAAATAGAAACATCTTCACGACAAAGCTGAAAAAAGTCTTTGTCGGATGAAATAATTGTCTTATGCCAGTTTTTGTATTTGTCATGGTTTATCACATGCGCTATGATGTCGTCAGCTTCGGTAAAGTCAGCGACTAGTTGAATGACGGGCATCTGGTTTAGATACTCCATGAGTCTGACTTGTTGGTATCCTTTGTTTGCTTGTTCTTGATCTGGTGATAATTCAATCATTCTACGATTAAACCTCACAGGTTTCCGACCACCTTTATAGTCCTTGTTCATCGAACGCTTTCTCTGGGAACCTTCATGACCATCCCAAGCGACGATAATCTCGTCGGCGTTAAAATCCCTTGCCACCTTCTGTAAAGACTTTAGAAAACCAATGGTGCCGCCCACAGGGTTACCTTTGCGGTCCATGTGTGGGCTAATTACATACGATCGCAGAAACATATTCAGCGCATCAATTATTATTACATTTTTCATTTATCCTCCGTGATTATTTTATCAATTATATCTATTGTTTGTTCAGGGTCTTTTGTTTTAAACCCCAATTTTCCTGCCATCTCATACGCTTCTTTGTCATTCCCATTCGGACCACATCGATCACCAACAAAATATATCTTGTCGTATTTTTCGAAAATTTTAAAAGCATGGGTTTTGTCCCAACCTTCAGGATAAATATCGAAAGATGTGTCTCCGCCCATTTTTATAACTACACGCTCTAGATTGGAAGCATCAAACTCTTCTCGAATGTTTTTTAACCACCTATGTCTGATCCATCCGTGCTTGTCCAATAAACACCACTTCTCCCTGTCTTGTATGTTGGACTGGCGGCCGATTGGACACCAGTTCAAAGTTGATCCTCTATAGTTTATAAAGTGACCGGTAATAGGTATATCTTTGTTTCCATTTATTAATGAAAGTTGTAGGTTAGTTATGATTCTTATCATTCGTTTCCAATTTTCTTCGCCCAATTCTTCTCTCATATTTTCTTCATAAACTTTAGAAAATCCACTGTTATTAATTCTGTAATATTTTGTTCCATTGCAAGGCATGAGATGAATTGCGTTTCTATCTAGGGCAATGTGGTCCAATAGAATATCGCATTGTTGCTTTATATATTCCAAATCTGAGCCTGTTACAATACCAATTTCAAAACCTGTTTTCTGTAATTCTATCAGTTTGTTGATTACATCCCAAGTTATTGGTTGGCGAGCAGGCGTTAGCGTTCCGTCCATATCGAACAACACTATCTTTTTCATAATTCCTCCTAGTTGTATAAGTATTATAACATATCTTGAAGGGTTTGTCAAGTGCTTTTAGTTAGGATATTCTAAGTGTTGTTGTAAAATGTTTTGAACTAAGCCATGAAACCTTATGGAGTCACTGACGCTTCCGTCAAAATATCTTAAATTTGATCTTTTAAGAAGTCTGTTTGCTTTTTCAAAAATCTCAGCAAACTCTGGGTCTTCTTCCATCTCAGTACGAAAATAAAATTCCAATTCACTCATTAAGGTAGCTTCATCTTGCCTTCCTATTTCCACGGGATCGAAATTTTTGCGAATCTCAGCACGATTGTCAAGCGCAATTTTTCTAATTTTTTCTTCAATCTTCTCAAGTATCGCAGGGGCTCCAGGAAGCTTGTTGCCTTCCGTGTCATAACCCTTGAGTTCCAAAAAGAATTCTGTCTCTTCAATTATATTGCCGAAAAGTTGTGCCGCGGGTGAATCTGGACTCATACCGTCAATTAAGGAATAAACTTGTCGAACTCCGTTGAGAGGCCAAGGAGTCTTGAGAAGACCCATCAGCTTTTCTCTATAATTAAAAAGAGGATCCTCTTCCGGAATAGATTGGATCGCATTTTCCATAGCCAAGAGTTGATGCTGCTTGATTATGTGTTGAACGTTTCGGTTCACTTCGTTAAGTGTTTCGACAATGATTTGTTTTAATTTTGCTTCTGTTAGTTTCATAGGAGGTCTCCGCAATCTCCATAAATAGTTCTTTAAAAACAAAAAAAGCCCCGATGGCGAACCAACGAGGCTGATGAGTTGCCTTCAGCATTTAAGCTTCTTCGGACTCTCCTTCAAGACCAAAGTTCTTGCCTTCAGTCTCAAATTTTCTAATGATTTCATCATCCATGATGTCAAACACAACAGAGCGGAACTCTGGGTCTTGGAGTTTTTTAATCCACTGCGATCTTTGGAATTTGTATTCCTTGCCGTCTCGGTCAAATATCTTATTCCAAGCACCGGGCTTAAAGCGGTCAGAACCTGAGGCTCTTAATGCTTCTAACCACGACTCTTCATCTTGAATGCCAACGTCTTTACCCCAGAGAATCTTAAAGCCACAAGTGCGACCTTCAGACCCGAAGCGAGACTTTTCAATCTTTACTTTTACTTCTGAGCCAATCCTGAGACCAGTTCCGTCAGTAACGAATGAGGCTTTTGCTTTACGCTTTGTGAGCCAAATACGAAGAGAACAAAAGTATTCGATTGCCTTTCCACCGGGAGCAACAAAAGGTGTTGTCATGGCTTCTGCGACATTTGAGGTAATGTTCGTCTTAAGTTGATTGATTATCAACAATGTGCATTGTTGATTTGCCAATGGAACAATAAGTTTTGGGAATGCTTTCGCGAATATCCGAGGCTTTACTGCCATTGACGATTGAGGATTAAAATCACCTTCTAAATCTTTTTCAGAAGATGTTGCTGCGATTGAGTCCCAGATAAACAAAAACTGCGTATCCGGATATTGACCCATTAAATCCTCAATTGTTTCCAAGGTTTTCTCTACCGAAACTGCTTGGATATATAGGAAATCATTATTAATATCAATACCAGAGTTCTTTAAGAACAAAGGATCAATAGCGGACTCTGCATCAAAGTAGACGACACAATGTCCTTTCTTTTGTGCTTGTGCAGCAATTTGACAAGCCATGTAAGACTTACCAGCCGATGAAAGACCAGCAAGTTCGGTGACCTTCCCAACGGGAATACCAGCCATCTTACCTCGGCAAACGATAGAGTCCAACCAGCGTGAACCAGTTGGAATCCATTCTTTGACTTCAGTAGGATTGTCTTCATTTAAGTCGTGGGCTATATCTAACCCGACTTTCTTATTGACGAATTTCTTCATCGCATTAATGTCGATCTTTCCTGCCTTAGTCATTTACTCCTCCTCGGAGGTCTCTGATTCTTCAGTTTCCTCTTCGGTGGTTTCTTCGGTTGTCTCTTCGACAACTTCTTCTTCAGCAACTGCTGAATCTTCCTCTTTATCTCCGCAAGCGAAGAAGAGGGTCATTAATAATGTAGTCATAACTGCTCCTATAGTTCTACTTTGAACTTTCTGACTTTTTTTGTTTTGCAATAGCGCCGCTGGATAGCCACGCTTGTTTAGTAAGATCATCGTCATTCAATATAGATTGAATTTTATAATCTTGCTCTTTTATGTTTTTGTGAACCTGATTGAAAATCCACTCTACTGATTTTCCTAGAAGTGCTCCTAAAACAATATTCTTTCTAGTTTTAGGGCATTCCGAGTAATCCATCAATGTACTGTAGCTTTGCATCTGTTCTATATCCTTAAAGTTAGGGTTATAAGTCAATTCCCATTGTTTAACGTTCATGTTGGCCCAATAATCTTCAGGAAGAGTAGGGTCCTCTATGATACTTGGTAATGCATGTTTTTGAATCATTGCTTTAGCCTTTCTCTTTGAATTTTTGTTTTTTGTACCAATATTAGCTTTTGGGCTTTTTGGCACACCCTTGTCATCAGATTTTGAAGAATCATTCGTATTTAATGGCCCGGGGTCGTTGGATGGATTACCAGATACTAACTTGAGATTTGGTGATTTTTTGATATAATAATTATTTTTTAAAAAATCTCTCAAAGTCTTCTGGATTAAATCTTGCGGTGGAATAGAATTAATTAATTCGTCTTTAAATTGTTGAACTTCTTTCGGAAGATTTTCCGAAATTGTTTCACAAACTTTAGCAAGATCAATGTCATGACCATCAATTGTTACAGATTTTCTACTATTCGGCACAGATAGTTCACAATTTTCAAATTCAACAATGAAAACAAGCCTGTCTGATGCTCTAGATGTTCCACAATTTCTAAGGAGAGAAGTTCTTGAGTGTTTAGTTCCAAGATTCCCGTATAGCTCTTGTTTGTGTTTAATAGCAAAAAATGGAGTGTATATCGCGAAGTGATTGTTCATATCTTCTTGCATTATAAACCATCGAAGATTAAAATCAACAACGCCAGAGTCTGTTTGTAAACAATATTTGTTAACACCTTTTTTTAGCGACTTGCTGATTAGATAGTGTTCAGCACCATGAACTGCCACTCCGGAGCCTTTTGGCCCTTCGATGACTTTTATTTTTATATTTTCCGGAAAAGACCAGTATCTCATATTAAAAAATCTAATGTAAGACCATCCATAATTTTCATTAAGCTTCTTTCCAAAAGAACCAAAAAGCGAATGGATGTTTTTTGCGAAGGTTTCTGATAGGTTGGAACCATCGACTGAAGTCATTGTTAGCTCTGTACCTGTTTGATCTGGTTTTAAATAAGAAAACTCATTGTTTTCAATATACAAAATTGATTGATCATATTGATCCCCATCGGCGTCTATGGTGGTATGCTTTTCCAAACCGGGATATCCATCTGCGTCACTGGTGAATTTGAATTCAAAACAACTCTCTGAGTTTCTTGTTTTATAATGCAAATCTGCGCTGCCATAGGCTGCTGATTTGATCCCAACTCCCTTACATTCATCAAAGTGATTCTGTAGTTCTTGCTGGTTTATCTTGTAACTATTGAACATTGAATTGAAGTTTTCAGAAACAACGTTCTCTGTAAAACCTATCCCTTCTCCAGCCACCATTAATGATCCATCATTATTATAAAATGGATTAACGCAGATTTCCACGTTTTTATCATCAGCTCGCATCATAACAGAATCTATCTCATTTTGTAGAGATTCTCTTAGAATCATATAACTGGGGATATCTTTACTTACATTTTGAAGTGTTCTACAGACCACATCGATTTTATCTTTTTCGGGTATGGTCATTCTTTCGATCTTTTTATTGATTTTCGTAGCGATGCTTCCTTGTGGACTTGACATGCTTTTTTCTCCTTGTCAAAAAGACATTTATTAATAAAAAAAGCCACCCCTTTTAAACCAAGGGCGGGTGGCGTTCCCTTACAACACAGGAGGACCTACGACTTAATCTTCTTGCATAAAAGCAGCGAAAGCGGCATCGACGTCAGAGTCTTTTTTCTTAAACTTCTGTGTCTCAGATGAAGAGGACTCTGCTGAACCGTCGGAGGACAGATAACCATCCAACAGAGCTTGAACCTCTTCCACTGTCTTAACATCAAATAAATTATCGATGTCAGGAACAGAATCTAACAAATCTTGGCAGTCAGCGATCGAATCGTCACAGAGGACAGAAGGACGACGTCGAGGCTGTAACGCGGTCTTTGGAAAAGATCCGGGTGTACCAGGAATTGTATAGGTAAGTTTAATATCAGTCCCAGTTTGAGGATCGGTGATATCTCCATAGTCAGGATCTAAGACGTATCCCAAAAGGGTCTCATACGCTGTCTTACCATAAGCCCATATTTTTACTCCGTCACTTTCATTGCCACGGATTAGGACTGGTGAATAATACCGCTTTCGAGCAAACAACTTTTTAGCTTCATTCTTTAGATTTTGATCGTCATTTTCAACACCATCTCGCCAAAGCTTTGATGCAAAGTCACAAATTGGACATTCGCCTCCGTCGTTGCGCTTATTACAATAGATTCCAGGGTTTTTTCCCACATTATAGTGGAAATGAAACTCGCGGAACGGGTCTCCATCTTTTGTTGGAAGAATGCGAACCATCTGGTCACCAGCTTTTGGTCTCCACATAGTCGATTTACTTCCGGATGGTTTCCCACCATTTTTAGATGCGTTCAATTTAGCACGCATTGCTTCAATATTAATAGCCATAATTTTTCTCCTAAGTTATGATATCATTTTTTTGTGTTTTGTCACTAAGGTAAGCAGGGTTTCAACCATACTTCCATTCTTATTATAACATATCCAAAAGGGTATGTCAAGTAAAAAGTTAAAAATCTCGAAAAATAGTCAAAAATTTTTTTTGCGCATTTTGACTTTTATTAAAAAATACACTTGATAGGATTCGAACCTATGACCGATCGCTTAGAAGGCGATTGCTCTATCCAGCTGAGCTACAAGTGCTTAGAGCGGTCTTTATGGCAGACCGCGAGCCCTATCATAGACTTAGAAAAGTTCAACTGTTACATCTTTGTTCATTGACGAAAGACTTCCAACTTGAGTGTTGGAGTTAAATGTTCGATATGCTTGACGATCAATATCGTAAACGGTTTCCATACCTTCACTAAGCTTTCGTGGTCGGATCACGGATGGGAATGTTCCCTTTGGTGCTTCGTCAGGTCGGATAAAATTCATAGTTCGTCGGTCACCTCGTTTTGTTACAAAGGTTCCTGTATATACTGTTGTGTTAATAGAATTGTTGTTACTCATAATCCCTCCATGGTTAGTTGAGTATAGTTAATATAACATAGTTTGAATACCTTGTCAAGTATTTTTTTAAAAAAATTATCTTTTTCTTACAGATAGAAACCATACAAGAAATTGTTGTTCGGTCATGTTAAAGCGCTTAGCTTGTTCTTTAATCCATTTTTTATTCATTTGTCCTCCACGATTCATTGAATATACTATATTATAACATATCTAAAAGGGTTTGTCAAGTCAAATCACAAACTTTTTTTAAAAATTCTTGTTCTTCTTTGATGCTCTCTAGTTTTTGAAGATAAAAATCATTATCGACCTCGCCGTGAACTCTTCCTTTTTGAAGCCACATCATTTTATCTTGTATGTATTTGTATATCTCACCATTAGATTCAAAAAGATATTCTTCATGGTCCATTCCTGTTCTAATTGATTTTTCATATTGAGGAAATAGTTTAATTGCCGTTTGGTAAACGTGGCGATAGTGTTTGGCATCTTCTAATTCATTGTCCTTCGAGAAAGAGACGTAGACTCTTGGTGAACCAAACTTTTCTTTTGTTTGTAATACTGATATGTTTGATCGTGTTGTGATATCCGTGGTATATGGTTTGTGTCTCGGACCAATCAGGGCATATCCAATCCAACTAGCAATAGTCCCTATTGTGTAAAAGTAATCTTTATGCTCTTCGCTCTCACTTCCCCAGTGGGAATAGTAAATTTGTTCTGTCATTTATCCTCCAGTTCTTTTAGTACTTTATGAAGCCTTACGATCATGTCACTCGCTTCAAATATTTTTTCAATAATAAATTTCATCTCTACTTCGTTTAGATCATCAACAATAATCGAGTTTAAAGCAATTTTTTCAAATTTCTCCAGTCTTCTTAATTCGTGCAATATTTGTTTTCTCATGTCATCGTCTCCTGTATATAATGAGTGTAATGAATAGAGTAAAAATGGCTCTCTTCTGAGGATTTCCAGATCGCAAATGAAGTATCTCTACCTTTCTCTTTGTTTTCTCGGACAAGCCCTTGGCAATTCGGAATAACTTGTGAGTCATTGTCTAAGTCTTCCTCCTCTATATTAATAATATAACATGTTTCTGTTATGTTGTCAAGTGCAAACAGCATTTTTTCTTCTTCTTCAAACTTTCCAAAGCCAATTGTCGATATTCTTGATATATCTTTTTTATCGTGGAGTTTGCCAAAATCAGAATCCATATGTTTGCAATACATTAGATTTTGAATCGTGCTGTATATAAAATAATTAACCTTTTCGTAATATTTTAGCGTCGTTCCGGGACCAGCGAACTTGATCAAAGCCTTATTGTCCAATATGACTAGTTCATCAATCATCCCAGATCGGGCATATTCCTGTAGGACTCCGAAGTGAACCTTGTGTCTCAGTTTTTCTTTTCTAGAACAAAATTCAAGATCCGGAACAATGTAATAAATTGTTGTTTTAAGGTCCTTGAAGGCCTCTAGAACACGCAGAATAGACCCAGCTATCTTACCAGACCCACAAACAAACAAAGACGCTTCATCGTGAGATTTAAGCCCTCTCTGTTTAGGTTTGAAATCTATTTCATCATATTCTTCTACCGAATCTTTTTTTTCTATACCATTGCCCTCATCTAGTGTGATGATTTTATAATTTTTTGTATGAGGTTTAAATAAGCTAACAATATTATTGCCAGCAGCACCTAATCCAATCATTAACATTTTATTCTCCTACTTTCTTAACCCACAATTCGGGTACCCAATATTTTTTATCCTCATCAAACCATATCAGCAGAGTGCTGAGTTTATGTTCTATTTTTACTTCCATACAGAGGCCTATATCCCCATTTTTATATCCAAAAAGATTAGCTCCTTCTAGTGGAGATCCAAAAACTATCACTAAATCACCTATCTCCATCTTCAACTCTTAAAAGAAAATGATCGGGAACGCTTTCCACATTGCTTGTTCTAAGAAAAAAAACTCTAGCAACTCTAAATCCATATTGATAATCTCGCATCTCCATAACTATTCCTATGTCGCCCGTTGTATAACTCATCCAGTCCCATTGAGGGAATGGTTCGACAACAATAACCAGGTCTCCTTTATTAAAATCTACCACTCAATAACCTTATTTCTATGTCCCAAAATGGGGATTGTATACCATAATTACCCAAGTTGACCCAATAAATCGTTATTTCTTTCGTAATCTGTTCGATTTTAACAATAATTCCAACAGTTCCATTGTCTATTCCTGTTGTTTGTGTCTCCACAATTTCAACAAGATCGCCGACTACCACACAAACTCCTTCATATCACCTAGGTTTTTACCAAGAGAGCAATT